AAGAAAAAAAAAAAAAAAAAGAAATAGTTAAAGAAGAAAAAAAAGCAGTAAAAGATATTAAAAAAGAAAAGAAAGAACAGAAGGCTATTAGAAATAGATTATTAAGAGAACAAGCCAGAGAAGAAGAATATTTTAAAGAATTAAAAGCAAGAGAAATAGAAGAATTAAAAAATAATCAATTATCAGAATTTCAACAATTAAGAACACGATATTTATTAAATTGTAAAACTAGTAAAGAATACGCAGAATTAAAAGAACATTTAGATACAATAGACGAGGATATAGTTTTAGATAGAACTAAATTAAGAGGAGCATTATTAAACATGATATCTAAATATACAAAACCTAAACTCGTACATGATAAGAGAGAAAAAATAGAAGAACCTATAAAAGTTGAAGAAGATAATTTAAAAATAGATATAGACGTAAAAGGATTAAAAAAAAATTAAATTTCTTCTTATAATATAAATAATGACTTCCTCAGAAGATTTATCTATATATCCTCTAAAAATAGAAGACGATAAATTAGGAAGAGTAGAAAAAAATATATTACCAGATATTCCATTTTTATTATTACTAGTCGGGCGCGTAAAAACAGGTAAAACAATAATAATAAATAACTTAGCATTATCCCCTCGTTTTTATGGTGAAAACTTTGACGAAATAATAGTAATTAGTCCTACTATATATTCTGATCCTGTTAATAAATATTTAGTAGAAGAAGCTACTTTCGTATTTGAAACATATTCAGACGAATTAATAGAACAATTAATAGAAATAATAGAAAATGACGAAAGCGAAAATAAATTTTTATTAATCTTAGACGATATAGTAGGAAATGTTAAATTTAAAAGAAATACTTCTAAAATAGATAAATTAACAGAATTAGCAACAAAATATAGACATATAGGAAACGGAGAAAAAGAAGGAAAATTATCTATAATAATATCTACTCAGCAATTTAAATTTATAAGTCCTATTATGAGACTTAACGCTAGTGGATATATAATAGGCGGAGTTCAATCTCCAGCAGAATTAAAGGCTATGAGTGAAGAAATGTCAGTTTTTACTAAAGGAGATCCTAAAAAATTTTATAAGTTATGGAATAAAACTAAGAAGAACGATTACGACTTCTTATATTTATCGTTAAAAGATATGAAAGCCAGACGGAACTTTGGCGAGATTTTAAATACTGACACGGAAGACGAAGAGGTGGAGGAGGACGAAACTCCGAAATCCGAGCCGAAAAATGAAAAAAAAAGCTAACTCACAAATCAGTATATATTAAATGTTACATTTTGAATTTATTTTAATATATATTTATTTTTAAGAAAAAAATATTTTAAATAATTAAATAATTAATAATGTCTTATTTCAATCAGATTAACGGATTTATGGATAATATAGAACAAAATCAAAACGCTATAGAAGGTTTTAAAGATAGCGGATTTAATACACAAATAGGAGATTTACAGGATAAATACGCATTTATAAAACAAAAAGCATTAGAAGGAGTTCCAGATATAGCCGGAGACGTTTTAAATTATACTACTCAAGGGGTTCAAGCATTAAGCGGAACTTATTCTACTATAAGAGCATTAAAAAATTCTAAAATGGCAAAAAGTTTAGCAAAGAAAACAGGAGAACCAGAAAAAAGTCAAGAAAATACACCAGAAGACGTAGACGAAAACGGACTACCTAAATTAAGTGATTTAGAACAGAGACTAAATAGATTAAAAGGAAACGCCGAAGATATTTCAGATTTACCCGAAGCAGTTATAGACGAAAATTTAAAAGGTGGAGTATATGAGGATTTAGCAAGATCAGCAGTTCAAGGAAATATAGAGCCTAATTCAGCATATAATCAATTAAGAGCGCAAAGACAAGCAGAAGGAGGCGCACCAGAACCAGAACCTATACCTACACGTAGAGGACCAGCAGAACCACTAGTTCCACGAGAAGTAGATCCAGTTACAGGAGCAGAAGTAAGACCACCTTCTCCACCTAAAACACGAGATTTAACAGACGCAGAAAGAGAGATAGGGGCGGACGGATTTACACCAGACGAAAGACAAGCTATAGAAACTGCTAATAACCCAGCAAAATTAGAAAGAAATTTACAAGAAGAACACGCCTTAGATACAGCACCACAACCTAAAGCACCAGCAGCAGAGGGACCATTTGAAGGTTTATTTCCTAAACCCCCTCAGCAATTGTCAGCAGGAGAAAAAGCAGCTCAATACGCTAAAACAACAGAAGAAGGAGGCGGACCAGGAGGAAGTAGTTTATTAGCAAAAGTAACACAACAAGGAGGAGACGATAAACCTTTAGCAAATCCAGAAAGTAACGGAGTATCTGTAGCTAATGAAGTAGAAGAAAGCGCCTCTACGGCTTCTAAATTAGGAGCGGCAGCAGATATAGCCGAAGGACCACTAGCATTAGCAGGAATGGTAGCAGGAGATATAAAAGGAAAAGGCGCACAGACTACCTCAGAAGCTATAAACGACGCAGTAGGAGTTAAACAAGCATATAATTTAGGAAGAAGAGGAAAAAGATTAATTGATAGAAATACAGGAGAAGCAGACGAAGCCTCTCAAGCACCTCATACCGGACCAGCAGAACCAGCAGCAGAACCAGATTACGCACCATTAGAAGAACCACCTTTAGACGTAGACGCAAGAATAGCACAGATAAGACAAGCAGCACAAGAAGCACAAAGTAAAATAGTAACTGACCCTACCAACCCAGCAGCAGCCCCAAAATTACAAGCACAAGAAACAGCAGAAGAGGAAACTTCTCCTATTAGATCAGCAGACGATACACCAGAAGTAGATAAAGCGAATATAGATCCGGCAGACGTAAAACCTGAACCAGAGGCAGAAGCACCAGAAGCAGATACAGAGGCAGTTTCAGACGCGACAGATAGTATAACTAAAACAGTTACCGAAGATACTACTAAAGGTTTAGGACAAACTATTTTAGATACTTTCGGAGCCGATTCAGCAGGAGAATTAGCTTTAGATAGTCTCGGCCCAATAGGAGAGATAGCGGGTGTATCGTTAATGTTAGGAGGTATCTTCCACGATATCTTCGGAAAGAAAGCACAAGAAAGAAAACAACAACAACAAGAACAACAGGCACAAAATCAAGAAAATTTAGCAGAAACTAATTTAAAATCAGCACAAGCCGCAGGAGGTGTAACTACAGGAGCTATAGATTTAACTTCTTTACATAATATAGCAGGTGCTAACGCTAGTGTAGGTATTATATAAATCATGTACGAGTATCTATTTTTTTTTTTCTATTTTTTCTTTTAAAAAGTTTTATTTTTAAAAAAAAATAAAATTATAATATATATTAAATATGAATATTAATCTATTAAGTCCTACAAAAAATGACAACGGATTTAACTATAATGTTAGATTTAGAGAAAATATAAAATTTAAAAAAAACGCTAAAGTATATCTTAATTACGCCACATTTTCTAGAGAAAGTGAAGTTACCTTTACTGAAGATCAGACTATAACTATTTCAGATTTACAATTATTACCGGAATTAGTTCCACAATCTCCAGCTTTCAGTAATAACGATTTATCTACTAAATCTATTACTATTCCTAGAATAAATCCTTTAACCGGTATAACAGGTTATACTTTTGATAATTTACAACAAGTTATAGAAGAAAGATTACAGGACTTATTATCAGGGCAAAATCAAGGTAAAATATATACAGCATTCGGAGAACATACAGCAGTAGATTTAGCAGAAAGAGACGTAGGTATAGGATTTTATATAGATAAAGACGAATTAGTAACTTTAAAACATTTCGTAGCCGACGTAACAAATAACAGACAAGGAGGACCAGGACCAGACGGAGAAGATTACGTTAAGACTTCCTCTAATGGTTCTAAGGCTAATCCTACCTATACGTACGGGTATGACAATTACGGATTATCAGATACTCATTTTTTTCACCCTTTCGTAGAATGTGGCGACGATCAATCTACTCAGAGTTTAGTATTTATAGAAGTTAATAAAAGTGTAGCCGATTTAACAGGAGCGGTAACTTTTGGATTATATTCCGAAGAATACGCAGCAAACGCAGGAGATAATAACGCCGATAGAACTACAGGTTCAACAGGAGTAACAGGAGCATCAGCAAATCCACAAGTTATAAACGCTAATACTAATTTATCTGTAGGAAATGTTAATTATTTAAAAGGAGCATTAGGAGCATTTTTAACTATAGAAATTACACCTCTTACCTTAAAGACAGACGACGGAGCAGGTAATACAGTAGATAGAGGAAGTAACGCAAATTCTACAATTATAAGAGTAGCTAAATCAGCAGTAGCTAATACTTCTTTAATTAATTCATGGACTACAATAAATACAAATATTAAAGGAATGAGACAATTAAGAAGATATAATAATACGGGTTTAGCTAATGGAGTTACAAGTAATCATATTAAATTATGTTTAAAAACTTATTATAGTAATGACGACGGAAATTTACATACAACAAATAGAAGATTATATTTTCAGTTAATTAATCAAACTAACGGAGGATCTATAAATAATCCTGGTAATATCATGTATGATAGTAAAACTCATGGAGTTCAATTTCCTATGGCATTTTTTAATGGAGCAGCTATAGCAGGGTCTAACGCTAAGAAAACTGATCTAATCAATAGTAGAATACCTTTTAATATTATAGCCTCAGCACAATCACAAAACGAAGGATTTACAAATATACAATATTCAGAATTTGATAAATCAGAAGGAACTTCTGCTAACCCTCTAAGTATTATTATGAATTATAAATTAAATTATTCAGCAGAATTAGCAAGATATATAGGAGCTAATAACTCTCCTAATTTATATCCTAATACGTGTGAAATGAAAGCAGAATATATACATATTCAAAATTTTAAATTAGATTGGTTAAACGATAGTTATTCTATTTTAATTAAGAATTTACCTATTAGAAATTTTAAGAATACAGGAACTGAAAGTAACGGAGGTTTTGGAAAAGCTATAATAGCTAATATTCCTACACCTTTTAAAGATAATGTAGAACAAACATTAGATAATAAAAAAGTATTAACAGGAGTATATCAGCCTTCCTATCCTGTAAATTTAGAGTTAAATAATCCTTCTGAATTTGAATTAAATAATTTTGACATATCTATAGTTAATATTAGAGACGAAACAGAAGTTAAGGATTTAATAAAATCTAATGTTTCATTTACTATAATCTAATCATGTACGAGTTTTATATTTTTTTCTAATAATTACTTATAATATGAATTCTATATTAAGTAATAAAAGAAATGAAAAGAAACTAACTATTAAAGAAACTATGGATTTAAAAAATCCTAAAATGGTAAAAGCACTTTCTAAAATTCTTCCAGAAAGTTTTAAAGAAAAAAAAGATAAAAAAAAAAATAAAGAAAAATATTTTATTAAAAAGTAAAATTAAAATATTTATTATAATTATAAAATAATTATGAATAACTTAATTAATTATGATCCGGTAGATATAGTTTCAAATATGGAAATTAGAACTGAAAAAATTACTCCGATTAGTAGTTCTACAGCTACTAATACATATAAATTTGAAATTCTAAATGTAGGATATTTAGATAGTAATTCTATGCTTACTTTTAAAGCAGTAGATAATACAGGCGGAAACGGATTACGTGCTAATTGTTTTAATGGTGGTTTAGGTGCTATTAAAAGAGTAAGATTTTTAATAGGTGATTTTATGGTATGTGATTTTCAAGAATTAAGCAGACTTTCAACTATGTTAAATATGAATGTCCCTCCTTCTACTAGAAATGGATTTCAAGGACATTTTATAGGAAATAATTTTCATGTAAAGGTAGGAGAGAGCGCTTCTACTGCTAATAATGGTCCAAACGCAGGAGGAACCGGAAGTTTTCATTTAAGCGGAGATAGTGGAATAAGTCAAGGTAATTTAAACGGCGGTAATTACGCAGGGGTGGCTATTAATTCAAGACCTATTTTAAGTGCCGCCGCTTCTGATAAATTCGGAATTCCTTTAGGATATTTAATTCCTGCTTTAGCTAATGGTAGAAAAATACCTCTCTTCTTATTCAAAGATTATAGATTACATATAGAAGTAGAATTTAACGGAGCTAAATCGTGGGTAAATGATATTTCAAGAACAGCAAATAATTTAATTCCTGCTAATGAAAGTGACATTTCTTATAGTGATATAGAATTATTAATAGATTATATTTTACCTCCTGCCGCAGTTATGAACGCAGACGAAGCACAATCCGCTAAAGAGGGCGGGTATAGATTTGAATTCGGTAATCATGTATTAATTAAAAAGGCTCTTCCAGCAGTAGCAAATGCTAGAGAGTTACAAGAAGTAGAACACAGATTAGGATTAAACGGAAGAGAGGTTCATAAAATTTATCAAATGAAACAATACGCAGCCGAAGACAGCTCAAGATTTATTTTATTAAATCAAAAAATAGACGGAGTAAACGACGAAGAATATAATATGGAAATTAACGGAGTAAAATTATATCAAGATTTCAAATTCAATAATGCGGATCAGTATAACCAGTTAAATTATGCTTTATCTCTTCCTATGTATCTTCCGAGATCTATGGTATTTTCAGACGATAATACTATATTTAGTGAGTTATCTTCTTTTGAAAGTGGAATACAAGGTAACTTTAAACCTTTAGCCGTAGATTTATCTAATGGTAATCCAGGTGTCGTCGGAGGTGGAACTCTAGTTAATAATCACCCTATAGTATTTCAATATAGAAGAAGACCATGTAGTAATGCCGCTACAAATCCAGATTATAGAAGAGCTATGGACGTATCTTATTATGCCACTCTTTCTAGATTTGTAAACGTTGTCTCTACTCCTAATGGAACTAATGTAAATGTTTCATATTAAATACGTACATGATTGTATTTTTTCTTTTTTTCTTTTAATAATATAAATATATAATGAATACTTATTATATAGATTGTAATAAAGCTAATTCTTCAGATAAAGATAATTTAGATAATTCACAATATACAACAGACCTAAAGGAAAGTTTAAAATTAACTAAAGGTTCGCAGGTATCTATTCAATCATCATTTATTAACCAGCAAGGAATTACCGGAGATAGTATAGAAATAGACGAAGATATAATAGAAAATTTTAAATTTATGTTTTATAAAACTGACACTTCAGATAATATACCCGATCGTCCTACAAGTTATACAGACCCTATATATTTTAATTGTAGTATTAGTTCTACTACTCACCCTCCGGTAAATCCTAACGAAGATACAAGAAATAGACTTTTAGATTTATCTATTAATAATGCTCCTAATACATTATCTCAAGGTGAAATTAATAAAGTATCATTAGTAGGAGCAACAGAACAACCTCTAATTTTATTAGATTACGTACATAGTGGAGGAATTAGTTTAGCCGATATAGCAATAGGAGAAGCAACTATAGAAATTAAAAAGGGTGTATATGGTATTTCTCAATTAGCGGATTTAGTAACAGATCAGATTAACGGAAGAAAAAGTTTAAGTAATAGAGTAGTTAATCCGATTCAGGATAGAATAGTAGAAGGAAATTTTACAACTCAGAATATTAATTCTAATACATTAAAGAAAGTGACTATACCTGCTACTACATTTCCAGGAAACTTACCAGACGTTAGTAACCCTCCTAATGAAAAATATATGTTTGTAGACGTTCATTCAGCAGAAAGTTTAAGACAAGAAAGAATACGACTTAATGACGGAACAGGAATGTTATTTAATAATGGAGCAGGAGTAGGAATAGGAGCTACTTCTGCTATGTGTCAGATTTTCAGTAGACGAGTAGATCCTGCTTCAGATACAGAATATAGACCTTTATTTAATCAGCACTACGTAGGAACTAGTAATTTTTCATTAGATTATAACTCTGATAGTTCCGCTTTTGAACTTAGCGGATTACATACTCCGTATATATTTCCTTCTCACGATCAACATTTTAACCCTATGGACTTAGCCGGAAAACCAGGAGTTTTTTTCAGAAGAGCTACACAATTTGTAGAAACTAATTTAACAGGAGGTATAGTAAATCAAAGTTCAAAAGATTTATTACTAAGTTCTATAAGTAATCCTATGTCTAGATTTGGAGGAATTATAATTCATAATTTCGCTTTTACTACAGCAGTTAAATATATGACAAAAAAAAATATAGGAGATGTAGAAGTAGTAAGAAATAAATATAGATTTAAAGATTTTTTTAACGAGGAAAAAGAAGCTAAAGAAGCATGGAAAAAAACTATTTGGAGCAGAATTGGTTTTACATACGAACAATTAAACGATACTTCTAATTTTGAAAGAATAAGATATTATAATAATTCTACTGAAACAATATTACCAGGATTTACTACAAATACGTACATGGATAGTAGTATTATACAGCAGATATCCTCTCTAGTATGTGACGGAAATTTCCCTAAACCTCCCGCCACAATTCCAGCACCAGGAGGCGGACCGAAAGATACTATACCTAATCCAGTAACGAATATGTTACAGAGTGGAACTTTAAGAACATTTAATCTAGCAGACGCTAATAATATTAAAGGATTATTGAATATAGAAAATGCCGGATTGTTTACAGGTTCTATATATGCTAATTCCTTAATGATACCTATTCAAGCAGCCGGACAAGCTATAACCGCTCTTAACTTACCTGTATTAAGTAAGATAGGATATTACTTAATTACTTCTGATATATTAGACGGATATAACGATAAAGTAAAAAATGGAGATCCTATAAGTTTATTAGGAGTAGTAGCTAAATCTTCTTTATCAAATCAAGATTTTATTTATTCTACTCAAGATATAATTAATACTATTACTAATCCTAAAGTATTAAATAGTATAAGAATAAGAATTCTAAAACCTGATCTAACTACACCAGATTTAGAAAGTAATTCTTCTGTAATATTAAGAATAGATATTCCTCAAGAAGAAACTCAAGGACAATTGATAATAGAACAAGAAGAACAAAAACTACAAAAAAAATAATTTAAATATTTTATTTTATACATGATATTTTTAATAATCTTATATAATACTATTAAATAATGATATTATATAAGATTAGAAGTTCTTTAAGTCATAAAATACTATATATAACTATATATTTACTATATATTACTATTTAAGGGGTTATATATAAATTTATATATAACCCCTTAAATAGTAATATAACCTTTTTTATTAATAATATATACTAATATATACTTAAATAAACTAGATTTTAACTATATATAAGACTATAATATTAAATAATAATAGTTTTATATAAGATTAGTAATTAAATATTAAAAAAAAAATAAAAATTAAATCTCGTACATGATTAGAAAAATTTACATGGTCTTTACTAATGATGACATATTAATTTGGCTTAGGTGATTTACGTAAGTCTGTAATACTTCGTTTTTATCATTTCTAGAAGCAGGTAAATTACCATTAGAAGTTTTAACTCCTGATTCAGTATTTAGGTTATAATCTGATCCGCTGAACTGCTGGAAATTTCCTACCCCGTACGAGTAGTCGGCGGCTAATCCTAAAACGTCTGGAAAGCCTTGACTTCCTACTCCTGTAGTATTAGCAGTAGCTCCTCTAACTGCGTAATCTTCATTAAGATTATTATTAGTTAAATCTACGTTTCCGCTTGAGTGTCTGCTTTCATATCCTCCGTTCATTGCTTTATTAAAAAGCATTCTAACCTCTGCGTCACCATGAATAAAATATTTCTGGTTAAGACTAGCTATAGTAATACTGGTTACTCCTGGTGAAGGATTATCTAAAGGACTTTCAAAATTTGGAACCATAGGCACTTGGTAATCATAAGGAAATCTTAAACTATCTTTACTCTGTGTATTCTGTTTAAGACCTACAGGTAATCTAAAATTATTTTGTTCTAAAACTATATTATTTTGCTGGTCTTCGTCTAATGAAACATTAACAAAAGACGAAACCATATTAAGATTAGGAGAGTAATTATTGCTGTCGTTATCTGATTGAATATCATTAATTAAATTTAATCTATCTTTCATTGTCATAATAGGATTATAAGCCTTTAATTCTTGAGGAAGAGGAACTATATATCTACCTTCCATTTTAAGATTTTTAAGAATATAAGTAACATTAGAAATATCGGCGTCGGTTTGACCTCCTACACTTGTTACCATATCTCGGAACGCTTGAGAGAAACAGGCGGCGCTAGTATTTAAATGAATAGTAAGCATAAGACCATTAGCGAAATTTTGTCCTAAATGAATATCTCCACTATTTAAAAATGGTGTTTCTAATTTAATACTGAAATGTTGTCCTACATTTTTATTATTTGCTCCGCCGTTTCCTGTAAGATCTAATGAAGCTCCATTAGGAACGATATTAATTCTTCTATTAACAAATCTACCATTAGCACCGGAAGCTAATCCTCTATTAAATGGAACTTGAGTATAATCGTCTGCGTTTGATTGGTGAGCGTGTTTTAAATTGGCGAATAATGAATAGTTAGTCTGGTTACTTAATTCAGTATTACTTTTTTTACTTTGAATAACTACTTTATCTATAACGTTATGTATTCCTCCATAAGGAGAAAGATTAGCAGTTCCGGCTACTGAAAGATTACCTCCGTTAACATCGTTAATAGCTGTTTTATCTATATTACCTGCTCCTGTTTTATTATCATTTACTACTATAAACTGACCTGTTAATCTTAAAGCATTTACTTCTAATAATCTTTCAGAACTAGGAATACTAAATTTTATAGTAGGGTTACCTTGAAATCTAAATCCGTTAGAATATGTATCTATACCCGCCGCAGAACTTGCGGAAACTGGAATATTATTTATTGGTGCTATACTAAAATATTGTTTAGAAACTGGCATATTATTTATAATTTAATAATATATTTTTTTTTTAAAAATTAAATAAAGAAAATAAAAAAGATTTATTACGTACATGATATTTATAATATTACGCTTAATCCGTCATTAGCTACATTTACTACCTTTTCAGAAAATACATAAGTAAAAACTCTACTATTAAAAGTTCTTACTCCGTCGTATTTAGTTCTTAATTCTGCTTCTGATCCTTTAAGAGGATATACCATATTTTCTCTTGCTAATTCTCTAGCTACTAAAAATGTATTAGTATAATCCGCCATATTAGACCCTTTACTATCTCCTAAATTTCTACATGGTTTATTAATAGAAGACCACGCTTTAATAACTTCGTTATGAGCTTGAACTTTATCCGCTGTTCTTTGTGGATTATATTCCTTAAGAGGATATAATTTATTATCTATAAAATATTGAATACTATTCATTCTCATACTTCTATCGTCGGCTACATTATTAGGAACTAATCCATTATAATATCCTTTTTCTGAATTATCAGTTTCTTTAGAAGTATTACTAAATAATGAAAAAATAGCTTTTGCTCTATTAGCTACTGAAGTAATTTCGGTCTGGTGTGATAAACTAGAAGTAGGTAAAGTATCTAAAAATAAATCATAACTTAAATAAGAAACTTGACTTTCTTTAGCTGTTTGTTTAAGCATTTGCTGAGTAGGTAATACCTGTAATAATTTTAATTCTGCTTTCTTAATAGTATATGATTTATTACTATCTGTTAATGACATATAAATCGTTCCTGCTACTGCTGTAATATTACCTGCTCCTGATACACTACCTAAAGTAATTGATAATCTATTAGCGTTTGGAGCTGCTCCTACTGCTAAAGCTGTAATAGTTGCTGTTCTTGTAGTGACTGCTCCTGCTCCGTTAAAATCTGCTTTAACTACTACTTTATTACCTACAACAAATCCGCTTTGCTCTACTTTTTCTAATGTATCAAAATTAAGAGTATTAGAAAATAAAACAGGGTTGGCACCTCCTCCTACGGCGGCATCTACTTTTAATACAAAACTTTCAGTAGTAACGTCGTTTAATCCTGTTCCGTCTACCCCTAAAACATTATTACATACTTTATTATTATCTGCGAGAGTGATTTCTATTCTAAGACCAGAATATAAAACTATAGGAGTAAGTTTTTCCTCTAAAGACCACCAGTTAAAAATACCACTTCTTAAAGGTAAAATATATCTCTTAGCCATATAAACGGCGTTACCGCTTTCTACTGGTGATAATAACATATCACCTAATTTATTTGCTTGAGGTGAATTTGCGGCGTGAGTTGTTACTCCTGTTCCTGCGTTTTGTGTCACTTTATAGGCGTAACACTCTCCGGAAGTTCCTTCTTTTGCTACTAATGGTTCTTTTACATCGTATGAATACTGATTTTCTAAGGCGGACCACTGATTAATATTCTGTAAACTCTCTAATAAAGTTCCGTTATTTAATGAATAAATATCTATTCTATCTAACATAGAATTTGCTCCGGCAGTAGGAGGAAAAGCTATAATTTCATTATTAGCAGAAGAGTTAAAAACATCAAAAGCTAAATAACAATCTTTACCCTTAACAAATCCTATATTAGGATTAATTTCAAAAATTATTTTATTACCTGCTGTAAAATTTCCGGTTCCGTTTTGTGGTGCTAAACTGAAATACTGGCTATTATTATTAATTTCAGAATTCATAATATTATTTTATAATTATTAATAATATTTTATTTTAAAATAATATTCTTTATTTTTTATTAAAATAATTATATTGAAATATTAAAAAAGTTAAAATTTAAATATAAATATATACTAAATATTTAATAATGAATTTAAGTCAAGCTAGTAATATATCTTTTAGAAATTTACCTTTAGTTAATGGAGTATCTAATACAACTGGAGAACAATGTCTCGGATTTTCTATATTAAATGTTTCTTTACTTCCTTCTATAGATTGTATCTGCGAAATTCAGTTCGGACCATTATCCTTAGGAACTTTTACTACTTTTTATAAATTAGAATTAAATTCTAATACTGAAAAATATAACGCCTGTTCCGTACGAGGTAGATATGTTAGATTTAAATTTACTAATTCTACAGGATCAGACGGAACTATTACGAGTAATTGTATTTTAACTATGGATAGTGGAGGAACTAATATTCATAATTCTAATATTGTAAAATCTGATTATTCTTCAGTTTTAACTAGAGAACATTCTGATTTAATGTCAGATATGATAAATAGAGAATACGAAGGAATATTAGTTAAAGATTTAAACGGAATAGTTAGCGGAGTTACTAATACTAATAAGCGTAATTTTTGGAATTTAGATAATAAAGAAGATCCGGTATTATCTACTAATAATACTTTATTTGTAGTATCTGATAGTAATGACGATAGAAGCGGACAAATAGGAGCCAGAACAATAACTTTTGAATATGTATATTTAGATGCTGACGGAAATTTAGCACGAGGTTTAGCTTCTGGTTTAGTTAATGGAACAACCCCTCAGACTTTAAACGTTTCCGGAATTGCTATAACTCATGTAGAAGTTACCTCTACCGGAAGTAATGGAAGTAACGTAGGTAATTTAACTTTTTCAGGGCGTATAGGTGTAGCTCCTCCTAGTTATCAAGCTTTAAATTATATGCCTATAGATTTAAATATGTCAAAATTTTTTATAGGTGTTCCTATTAAAAATGAAAATTTAATTATAAAAGAAATAAATTACGGAGGGACTAGTCAAATTATAGGTAAAATTAGAATTACTAAAGTTACTAGAAGTAGTAATATTAGAAAAGTATTATTAGAAGAAGTAGTAGACGGAAATAACCATTATTCTAAAGTAGAATGTAGTATAAGAATAGAAGGAGAAATAGAATATTTAATAGGTGAGTTTTTATCTACTACTACTCCTCCTGGAGGATCGGTAAATCATTTTCACTTAACCGCTAGAGGTATATTTAAAGATATGAGTAATTCTACTTAAACTCGTACATGATTAAATATCTTCTATTTTAGGTTCTTCTTTATTTTTACTTTTTCTTATATATTTTTCCATTTGATTCGGCTTATATTTTTGTCCTATTAAATCTCCTATTCTTATTTTTTCATTTATACTCGGGTTTTGTTCTTGAAAATATGTTAAAAAAATATGTCTAAATAAATTATTACTTAATGATTTTCCTAATAATTTTTTACTTATTGATCTCTGACTATTAGTAATATTTTCCTGTGACATTTCAGAACCATTTACATTTACTAAAAAATTTACTTTTTTTTTATCGTTATTATAATCATTAAAATATTTATCTAATAATTTATTTAAATCTTCATTTTCTATTTTATGAATAACTTTACCAGAAGTTTTACTAGTTTTATACTGATTAAATACGAAAGTATGAGTTCCGTCTCCATTAATAATAATATAATTTTTTCTACTAGGTAATGATTTAGGCTCTACTTTCATATTATCTTTATATCTTTTTACCATATTAGAATAATGACTTATTCTAGCAGGGGGTATTAAAGTAAATAAAGCTAGTAATAAAAAATTTCTAAAATTACTAAAACTTTTTTTATTTTCTAAATATTCTGGAACTAAATCCTCTACTTTCTTTTTTAATTCTGGATACTCTATCCAGTTTTCGGCTTCGTTATTTCTGAAATCCTGCGAGTTTTGCTCTTGATTTCTTTCTACTACTAATTCGTTTAATACTTCTCTGTAATCTTCTATTATCTGACTTTCATAATTATTTAATGTAAAAAATTTAATTATTCCTAAAATAGTTTGAATAGCAGAATTTAAATTATATTTTTCAGTAATTAAATCTACTATTTTATTTACATTTTTAAAATCAGATATTTTAAAATCTTCTACTTTTTTTCCTATTAATTTTTCAATTCTTAAAATATTTTGTTTCATAGTTTCTATAGTTTTTCTACTTTTTGTATTATTAGATTTCTGATATTTATCTAAGAATTCTTCCATTTTTAGTATATATTAATAAAATATAAAATATATATTAATTATAAATTTAATGAAAAAAGAAATAATAGAAATATATTTAAATAAAAATACTTTTAAGGATTTAAATCACGCAGAAAAAATAGCTAAAAAATGGAATTTTAATACTACATTTAGAAAAAAAAGAGGATCATGTACGGAAAATGAATATATTTTTAAACAAAAAGATAAATCTCGTTATATGGATAAACATAAAGTTAAAATTAATGATAACTTATCTTATTTAATTGGATATAAAATTAAAAAATAATTTTAAAATTAAATTCTAATATTAGATTATAAAATATGTCATCTACCGGTATTAGTATTCTTGGAAAAAATGGTTCAGTCTTAGAAGCGATTAATTCTTCTTCAAACGCTTTAAGTGTTTCTGATAGTTCCGCTCAGGCTTCTCTCTCTACTATTGCTAGTGAAATTACTTCAGTAGATAATAAATTACCTTCTATAGGACAGAACGCTAAATCTGCTTCTGTATCTGTAACTATAGCCTCAGATCAGGGAACTATAGCAGTTTCGGATACTATCTCTCAAAGTTCTCTCTCTACTATTGCTTCAGAAGTAACCTCAGTAGATAATAAATTACCTGTATTAGGTCAAACTAATAAAGCGGGTTCAGTTTCAGTATCTTTAGCTTCGGATCAGGGGACATTAGCAGTTTCTGATAGTGCTTCTCAATCTACCTTAAGTGCTATTGCTAGTAGTGCTTCTTCTATGGATAGTAAAGCGCCTTCTTTAGGTCAGTCCTCTAAAAGTGGTTCTATTCCTGTAGTTATTGCTTCAGATCAGGGTAATTTAAGTGTTACTTCTGGTTCTTTATCTGCTAATTCTACTTCTGCTTTTTCCGGTCAGTCTGTCTCTAATTCTTCTACTGCTACTAGTAGTGCTGTAGATTTACAGGCGGTAAGAGAGGTTTCAGTTATAGGAAATGTCACAGAAACAGGCGCAGAAATAGAAATATTAGTTTCTGCTGACGATACTAATTATTATAAAAGAACTGATTTAAGTCTATTTTCTGATTATAATTCTGGAGATTTTGCTAAAGCATTTGTAGTAAATAGTAGATATTTAAAAGTTAAATATGTTAATGATAGTGGATCTACTAAAACTTTATCTGCTGTAGTAGTTCATAAAGCCTAAACTCGTACATGATTTAATTAATAATTAGTTCCGTAATATGGAGCATTTATTTTATTTAATCTTTCTATTTTTTCTAATCGTTTTATTGATTGTTCTAAAATCTCTAATTCTCTTATTCTTTGTTCTATTTTCTTTTCTTGTTCTTGTATTAATTTCTTATTACAACAGATACAACATTTACAATTTAAAAAAGAACCTAAACAAAGACACATTTTAGGATTACTTCGTTTAATAACTATTTACCTTTTTTTTTTAAAATTTCTCTAGATTTCTTTATTAAATCCTTATCTTGGTTCTGAGGTTCTTTAGGGTTTAAAGTTTTCATTATAAAAGCATATACTCTTGCTATAGCCCATTGTTCTTTACTTAATTTTTTTGATAAAGGCGCTTTTACATTTTTTTTAAAAGTTCCTTTCATTCTTACACTCTGAGGATTACCTTTATAAGCACCTACTCCTCTATCGTATACGTCGTCTAATATACTTTTAGGTATTCCTGTTAATTTTGACATTTTAGATTTTGAATTAGAAGTATCTTTTTCTTGTTTAAATTTTTTATTAAATTTTTCTTTATATGTAGACATTTATTATATATTTATAAATTATAATGTATAATAATTCAAATAAAAAAGATAAAAAAAAAATTGTAAAAAAAAATAAAAAAAATGAGATATCAGAAGCTAATATGAAAAAATTAAAAGAACATTCTAAATTACATAATGGAATGTC